TAGGGAATAGAGCGACTGAGTTGGCCGAGATGATTAGAACAGGGGAATATAGATAATGCCTCTTCAAAAGTTTTTGTTTAATCCTGGCATCAATAAAGAGGGAACCGATTATACTGCCGAGGGTGGTTGGTATGACGGTAACTTGGTCAGGTTTCGCAAAGGCTTTGCTGAAAAAATAGGCGGGTGGAAGAAAGTAATTCAAACGTCTTACAACGGAACGGGTCGAAAGTTATTGGGATGGGTTGATTTAGAAGGGACAAAGCTTTTAGGTCTAGGTACGCGCACCAAACTTTATATACAGGAAGGCGCAAGCTTTAATGACATCACTCCCATTCGCAGTACTACTGGCGCGGGGGATGTCACGTTTGCAGCAACCAATGGTTCTTCTACATTAACTGTAACTGATGCTAGTCATGGCGCTTCAAAGGGAGACTTTGTCACATTCAGCAGTGCGTCTTCTTTAGGTGGAACCATTACAGCCACGGTTCTAAATCAAGAATATGAGATAGCGGCTATTTCATCCTCTAATGCTTATACGATTACAGCTAAAGACACGAGTGGTGACGAAGTTACAGCGAACAGTAGTGATAGTGGAAATGGAGGCAGCTCTACTGTAGGCGCGTATCAAATTAATGTGGGCCTTGATGTATTTGTTGATGGTACAGGATGGGGCGCAGGTACTTGGGGTGGAGGAACGTGGGGTTCTACCAGTTCGTTAAGTGATTTAAACCAGTTGCGCCTTTGGTCATTAGACAGTTTTGGAGAGGACTTAATTTCCTGCCCAAGAGCAGGAGGAATTTATTACTGGGATGTTAGTGCAAAAACTCTGGGAACTGATAGGGCGGTTCCATTAACCGAATTAACTGGCGCTAACCTTGCGCCCACAAAAGGATTACAGGTTCTTGTTTCGGATGTAGATCGCCACGTTGTGGTTCTGGGAGCAGATCCTATTAGTGATGGCTCTCGCTCTGGTTCTATTGATCCCCTCTTAATTGCTTTTTCAGATCAAGAGAACGCGGCTGAATGGGAACCTAAGTCTACAAATACCGCTGGTTCACTACGATGTTCAGCAGGTTCTGAAATTATTGGGGGCTTACGCGCCCGACAAGAAACTTTGGTATGGACTGATGTAGCGCTTTACAGCATGCAGTTTATTGGAACGCCATTAACTTTTGGTCTTAATCTCATCAATGAGGGCGTTAGCTTGATTGGTCCTAACGCTGCAATTAATACACCATCTGGTGTGTTCTGGATGGATAAGAAGGGATTTTATAATTACACAGGCGCAGTCAGTCCTGTGACATGTAGTGTTCATTCCTATGTGTTTGACGACTTGGAAGAAGGTCAGGCGTACCAAGCTTTTGCTTTTTTAAATAAACAATTTAATGAGGTTGGTTGGTTCTATTGCTCTACTGATTCTACAACCATTGATAAATATGTGGTGTATAACTATGTAGAACAGACTTGGAATATCGGGGCGCTTTCACGTACCGCTTGGTTGGATGAAGGGATCGTGGCATTTCCCAGAGCGGCAGGTAAATCAAGTTCTACTCCTTATTTGTATCAACACGAAACAGGCAATGATGCAGATGGAAGTCCAATGGATGATGTTTATATTGAGTCAGCTGACTTTGATATTGGAGAGGGAGAAGACTTCCAGTTTATTAAACGCATGATTCCTGATGTTAAATTCACAGGAAGTGGTGGTAGTGATCAGCAAATTAATGTGGTGTTAAAGCAGAGAAATTACCCGGCGAGTTCTTTAAGTACAGATCAAACGAGCAGCTTTACTGCTTCTACTACCAAGATAGATATGAGGGCTAGAGCTAGACAGGCGGCATTAAGATTTGAATCTGATGATGATGCGTCTGTTGATATAAGAGAAGGAGTGGGATTTAGAATTGGTGGAACAAGACTCGACATTAAACCGAATGGAAGAAGATGAGTAAGCTTTTACAAAGTAGGCTTCCCTTTGAAAGGAACAATGTTGTTGAGGCGGGTACGTTTAATAGAACGGTTAGATTGCTCGAGCTTAGTCTTGATTCATTTGATCCTGATGAAACTCCTCAGTTTACTGCATCAGAGATAGATGAGATTAAATTCCAAGCAGGGAATCTGATATGGAATACTACTACTGAAAATTTGCAGGCATGGACGGGAACTGAATGGGTTAATGTAACAACTCCATCCTCTTCAGGGCTTAGTGCGACCGCTTCTGTCGGGGAAGTTCAGGTCATTGCAAATGGTTCAATTGTGGTTGCTCTATGATATATACTAAAAATTGGGAAAAAAATGGCTAATTCAATGAGAAGACCTCCCATGCAAAGACAGGCAGAGCGTTTAGCCGCGCAAGGTCGTTACGGCGATTCAATGCTTGTTCATATGAACCCAGCCGAAGTTCAAGGGATTGCGTCTTTAGTTCCTGGTGGTCAATTAACTACTAACCCTCAGACAGGTCAACCTGAAGCGTGGCTTCCATTTGTGCAAGCAGCTCTAGCAATCGGAGGTGCTTTAAAGGGTAGATCAGACGCAAAGAAAGCTTCAAAACGAGCGCAAAAACAAACCGCTGCAATTCAAGCAAGACAACAACCATTTGATGATTTTAGCGCACAGAAAATCAGAGAGGCACTTGGCTCTTCGGCTCTTGGAATAGGGCCATCATATGCAGACATTAAAGATAAATCGAAGATTAGTTTTTTGCCATCAGGAATGTCACCGGGTTGGAATTTTGATTATCAAAAAACACCCGGCGCGATGTATGCAAACTACCAACCCTCCAATCCTTTTGAAATGGGGCCGATTCAAGATCCAATAGTTATAGATGAAGGGGGTGAAGAAGAGGAGGAGGAAAGTGTTGTTGAGGATACGGGTGAAATAGATCTAGTCAATGATCTAACTGAGTCTCCCTATTTTGATCAGTATCCTATAGCCATGATCAATGAAGACTTAGAAAGCAGAGGAAGGCCTAAGTTAGAAACGTTTGAAGATTTTGAAGATTATATGCAAGAGGCAGAGCGCCGGGGACGTAGTGGAATGCCACCCCTTATGTTGCCGTTCACGATGGCTGACGGCGGTATTATGAGCATGCTTGGTGATTTTGGCACAAGCAAAGGCATTGAAGAAATGACTCGTGAAGAGTTGATCGAGTACATAAAGAGTGGAGGTAAATCCTCCCTTGGTTCTTCTGGTGGCACACTTGATGCTATTGGAAGATCTGGTGGCGTCCTTGATGCTATTGGAAGAAGAGTATCGGAAGATACACCCTCTGGAGGAAGCGGTATTCAGGGTCTTATAAATGCTGCATCTGTATTTGCTGCTAATGGCGGTGAAATTGAATACCCACGTATGGGCGGCCAAATCTCTGGGCCAGGTACAGAAAGGTCAGATGATATCCCTGCCATGCTGAGTGATGGTGAGTTTGTTGTTAATGCAAAAGCGGTCAGAGGTGTAGGAAAGTTAAATGGTGCTGATGGAGATAAATCTGATCAGCGAAAAGAAGGCGCGCGAATGATGTATGCACTACAACGTGCTGGCGAACAAGCGATGAGGAGGGCTTAAAATGGCTACTAGAACTGAATCAGTTCAACAAAGTGCTCCTTATATTGCTCCTCAGTGGCAAAGACAATATCAAGATCCAGCGGTTGAACTTGCAAGTCGCCGCATGCTTGAGTCTTATTTCGGTCCTGAAGGATTAATCAGTCAGCAAATACCTGTTCCTATTCAACAAGTTGCGGGTCTTTCTCCTCAAGAAATCCAAGCAAGAAATCTAGCGCAAGGTCTTGGTGGGTTTGGTCAACAACTCGCAGAAGCTCAAAATATGTATCGCCAGGGGGCAAGAGGATTTGACCCCTCTACTGCTGGGGTGTTTGGCGATCCTAGAGCGAGACAATTATATGAGCAAAGTTTAGGTGTTTATGATCCAAGAACTGGGCAAGAGTTTATTGACTCAAGTGCTAGGGAGATGATGGAAAGTGCGGCTGGAGATATCCGTGGCGCACAAGAAGGTATTAGTGAAGAAGTGTTTGATGCCCAACGAGGTATGAGAAGGGCTGGTCAAGGCGCAAGAAGAGAAGCGAAAAGAGGTCAAAGAGGAATTCTTGATGCGGCTGGAGGTATCTCAGGCCAAGTGGGTGGAGCGCAAACTGGTGCTGGAGAAGCGACTCGAAGAGCAAGAGCAGAAACAGCTGCGGCTGGGAGAGATTTAAGAAGCGCAGGGCAGATGGGCAGAAGCACTGCGATGCAGGGTATTGCAGGGCTAGAAGGAACTGGTGAGGAATATGATCCATCTTCTGCAAGCAGATACATGGACCCGTTCAATCGGGATGTAATTGAAGCACAACAAGCTGAAATTGCTAGGCTTGGCGAACAACAAAAGCGTGATGCCAGAGCACAGCAAGTTCAAGCGGGTGCGTTTGGTGGATCAAGGGGCGCTATTCAGGAAGCTGAGATAGGCCGTAATGTATTACAGCAGCAAGCAAAAACTGG